AGTCCTCTAGGTCATCCAAAAGCAGACGACATTTATGTGTAATGAGGTAGTTCATTATGGACATCTTGTCGCCCTTTGGTTTGTTATTTAGATAGGTAATAATGATCTCTTCTTCCACATCTGGTGGAATGTTCTCGAATGCTACAAGAACAGAGTTACGTTTCCAGTTACGGTGCTCTTCATCATTGCGACAAGCATCATATCCAAGTTCGATAAACTCAGCAAGACGTTTTGCAGAGACTGGCTTTTGTCGTTCACCGATAACAAATACATCATCCTTGGAAAGAATATTCGGGATACCGTCACCAGCGTCACCCTTCACGATATGTTCAATCATGAAGTCTTTGATTTCTTTCTTAGACGCAGTTAGATATTTCTTAAGCATGGGTGACCACTGAGCCACATTTGGATAGAGTTGAAGTTGTTTAAAGTCTTTATCAGAAGAAAGAATCAGAACTTTCTGAGACTCTTCAACAAGACCTTCTTGTACCAACTGATTGCTCTGAACCCACTTAGTCATACATGCAACGATGTCATCGGCTTCGGCACGATCAACGTGGATAACTCGGTATGGGAAATGTGTGGCAATATCTTCACGCAACTCAGTGAGTGTATCGAAGATAAGTTTCCAATCCAAGTCAGAAGCATCACGGTTCTTTTTACGTGATGCTTTGTAGAATTCAAAGTATTCTTTGCGCCAGTACTTACGACCATCGCAACAGATAACAACTTCACCATACTCTTTACCATACTTACGCTTGTAAGATTTAATTGTAGATAGTGTTACATGTCGAATAAGGTTCTTGACCTCAGACTCTGTACCTTTAAGTTCTCGCTGGAACGTAAGGATGGTACTCAGCGCAACTTGGCTGTAATCAATTAGAATCATAGTCTAGGGTCTTTCAAATTAACAAAATGGGAAATACAAAATCTACCGTCTCCATTGTCTTTGGAGAATCCACGTTTAGATTGCACCTTACTAACTTTATGTGGCGTGCAACTCGGGAAAATAACTGCTCTATTTGGACGGGATTCAACCTCAGCAGAAACATTATCATAACAAGAGTATAACGTCAAATCACCACGTTCAAATAATTTAGGTTCTTTGTACAGATATACTACAATCGTAAATACAGAAATGTCTACATGAGTATCATAGTAATCACCATCAGAGTAATATGACAACAACGTTGAAGAATTGTTCATTGCTCGATACATTTTATATAACGGGCTTATCTCAATAAGAGAATTCTTAAACTCGTCAGAGTCAATCTTTGTACGGTTAATCACATTGACTGGTGTTGGAGAATTCTCTGCAATGAACACACCATGATTACTCTTGATATATCTACTACCATCTATAGAAACAGCGCCAGCAGTATCTTCTGGTGGCCGCATGTATGGTAGTATCTCTAAACAAGAATTTAATACAGATGCATATTCTTCTGATGTATAGAAGTTATCAATGACGATAGCTTCTATACCGTCTCCGATAAAATTAAATTCCATCAGAACGCTCCAAGTAGGATACACTCTTCATTCACTCGCCCATTTGGAGCAGAAGGTTTAGTTGTTAGTTTCTTGAACGCACCATTCAGAGCACGTTTACCCATAGCAAGACCTTTGAAGAAGTCTTCTGGTTTACGTAGTGTCATGGTCTTAGATTCTTTAACATCGAAGCCAAGGATTGTCGTGCCCTTAACAGACAGAGTACCACCGTCAGACTTATACACAGTAACCTTGCGGTACTTAGTATTATACACCCACAACTCAGTGGAGGTCAAGATGTCTTCTGCTTTACAAGACTTGAGATTGAGTTCAGCAAAGTCTCGGAGGAACTTCATCTTGGACACTAGCTTAGTAGGAGATACTGCCTTGCGTTTACGTGGAGCACGATTAGCTTTAGCTGTCTGGACTTGCTGTTGGCAGTCAGAGACGATCTCTTCCAAGAATGTCAACAGCTTCTTCAGTTCTCGCTTTGTGAAGTTGGAGTAACCTTCAACCAGTTGGTTGTCATCTCCAGCAATTGCTTCTTTGATTTCTGGAATACGTCCTGCGAAGAAATCACCGATACGTTTTGCGATAGGGGCTGCGACTTGGTTTGCAGCGAGGTAACTCTTTGTAGAGAATTTAGAGGATTTTGTTGTTGTAAACTCATCGATAGCACCTTCAATCTCACCAGCTAACTCATGGGCTTTTTCGTCCATGCGGTCTTGGATTGATACTGTTGCCACTGGAACAGCAACTGTTTTATCTTCTTTAATCTTTTGGGGTAATGCTTCTTTGCGGATGATATGATTAACCATATTGTCAATGGTCTTCATGTGGTCATCGCTAAGTACATTTTCGTTTGACACGAGACGACAGAGCACACCAAGTTGGCGAACATCGTAGTCATCTGCTTTATTGATAGCAAGAACTTCTTTCTTCTTGCCGAGTTTTGCGAAGTATTCGATCGCAAACTTGCGAATCTTCTTTTCGTCTAGGTTATCACGATACCAAACCAAGGCGTTGGTCAGGGAAACATTGTAGTTGTCCTGATCCAACATTGGTTCATCGATAGTCTTGCGCAGGGTTGCGTGTGCTTTAGCACGTTTTGCTGTAGTTGCCATAGGTTCTTAGCCTCCATAATATGTATCTATTATACCCTAGATGGGTAAATTTGTCAAGCACTAATTTGTAAACCTAAAGGATTACTTTTGAGGAACCCTAGAAAGAACGACTCTATTTCTACTTGCACCAAAATCACCCTCAACAAAAGTATCGAACGCAAGGCTGCATCGTCTTTGCTGGGTAGTGTTTTGAGGAACACGATGTTTTAGTTGTGACGGGAAAATTAATAGGCTTCCATTCTGTGGTGGAATGAACATCATATTTCTACTGTACTCATTCACATTTGATGGAGATAAATTTATGAAACCAGATGCAGACGAGTCATCCTTATGTAGCACAAGAGGCGATGCATCAGGAGGGTTATCGAAATACATTACACCAGAAATTATAGAATTAGCGTGATTGTGTTCTTGATGGGTATTCCCTGGAAGAAGACCAGTACACCATGACATTGTGATGTATAACTTAAATCTATTAGTTTTCTCACCCATAACTTTATCTACATATTCAGCGACGTGTTCTTCTAAGTGAGATTTTAATTCAGCGAGTTCTGGCATCTCTAACAAATAGCGATTAAAGTCACTAACGCTGTGGACAACCATATCTTTTTGATACGTGGCTTCATCTATTTTAATTCTCAAGGTTGGTAGAGCATCTTCAAAAATCTTTTTATCCAATGCTGCCATGTATAGTCCAACAGGAAATGTTGGAACGATAGAATAATTTAACATAAGTTTCCTTTACAGTATTCAACAATAACATTACGAGTTATGTATGAATTATTTTCCCACATAGAAAAGTGAGTGGAGTTGGGGATTGTCTTCTCAATAAAATTAGGAAACAATCTTTTAAACACATCGTATCCACCACCAGTCATCTCGAAATCATACTCACCTTTTACAACAAGAATAGGTGGTGTCTTTTTCGGATCAAATCCATGATAACCATTCTGAGCCCAGAAGTTATTGATATCATATACAACTGAAGCAGGAACCGACCATTTATCGGAGCCCACTACATCAATCACAGATTGCTCCCACCCATCTAATTTATTAGGGATTGGTATTAGAGCATCGCTGATTTTAGCAATTCGTTCAGTTTTTAACTTTTCCATACTACTATCGAATCTAAGCGAATGTGGTGTATAGAATCTATTCTCATCACGTACACATGGGCTGTGGATGATGACTCTATCAAAGAATCCCTGCTCAGATGAAATCAATGCTGGAGCAGTTGTTGACGAGAACCCGAGAATTGTTTTAGACTTATATGACTTAGTTATCTTGTCGGTTACTTCTTTAATCTGTTTAGCGAAATCAATACGATCATATGATCGAAACTCTTTACTCTTACCGTATCCAACTGGATCGAAATGGATTACATCAATCTTTTCATCAAGAAAGTATTGTGTATGAGTCTTTCCATCTGGTAATGTAAAATCCCAGAACGCCCTTGGAGATAAGGACTGTCCTGGGAGTAAGAACAAGAGATGTTCGTTTTCGTCTTTTAGATAAGAAG